TTGCAATGGAAGGGCAAATACGCAAGAGAAGACAGAAAGAAGTATATGACAAACAAGTGTTTAGAGAAAAGGTCATAACATATGTCGTACTTGCAGTGGTTCTTGTTATTGGTGTTAGTGTTCTGGGTGGGTTTGTATACGGTCTTATGGGGTTCGACAGAGGATGGTGGTAACTGCGTAAGAAAAGATGGTGGACAGTACACATTTGAGTGGCTTTGTGCAGATAAATATGGTATAATAACTTTAGCACAATCAGACAACATCAAACAATGTTACACCTGCTTTCTAAAAAAGTTTAGTGACTGGACATGGGAACAAGAGAAGAGACTAGGCATACGAGAAGACCCAAAGTATATCACATGCCGTAGATACAAAAGAGTGCAAGCAAGGAATGGACAGCAAGTGTGTATATACAAAGGAGCAAACGATACATATACGCTAGTGGTTGAAGGTCAGTGTCCAACAGAGTACCGTTGCAAATATGACCCTTTCGGTAAAGAGCCTAACATAGACAGCGTAGTAGACTCACTCAACGATAAGTTTAAGAGGTAACATGGAAATAGACCCAGTAATATTTTGGAATGTAGTGTTGACACTCATCATAGCTCCTGCAGTGTGGGCTTTTAGAAATATGTTAGCAGAGATAAAACGTATAGATATACTGCTAAATAGAACACGAGAGGACTATGCATCACGAGCAGAAGTAAAAGATGAGATGCAACATGTTATGGAAGCACTACATAGATTAGAAGATAAACTAGATAGAGTATTAAGTAGAGAGAACAGATGATATCATTTCAAGGATTTAAACCGTCAGGCATGGAAAAGATAGCCAATGCTATGGGGTTTCAAGGAAATATAAAAGACTTTCAGAAGTTTTTAGACGATAACCCAGACCGTCAAACAGAGATGATGCGCTATCAAGATATAGCTCGTGAGATGGCAAAAGGTGGTATAATTAAAATGCAACAGGGTGGTAATCCAATACCAAACCCTGCAGCTCCTATTGCCGATATTACAGCAAAGAGAATGGACGCACCTGCATTACCAAAGGGTGCAGAAGTAAAACCTACACTTATTCGTGATGAAGCAGGGGCATATATACCCACAACGACAGGACAGCTTACTGGAGATAGAAAAGCAGGAACTTTTTTTGCAGAGACAGAAAAAGCAGATGACATAACACAAACTCCAATATCTACTGTAGAACCAGAAAAAGTTACACCCGAAGTAACAGATGTAGTAGAAACACTAGAAGCTGCCCAATCAAATCCTGATGACCCTAGATTAAAAATAACAGCTGCTGAACAAACAAAATCTTCTGTGTCTGATTTAAAGGCTGCACAAGGTGATGCGATACTTATTGACAATCCTGTGCAAAGAGAGATACAAGACGGTGAACTAATAAGTGGTGTAGCAGACGCAGAAAAAGCTGCAAAGTTTACAGAGCAAATTGATGCTGCTACTGCCACACCCTCTGAGAAGGCAACAGTACGAGGACAGTTAGCTGAACTAACAGACGGTTTTGATGCTACAAACCCACCTGCTTGGGCTGCAGGGGCTATCAGAGGTGTTCAAGCTATGATGCAACAGCGTGGACTAGGAGCATCTAGTATAGCAGGACAAGCTCTTATACAGGCTGCAATGGAGTCAGCCTTACCTATAGCACAGGCAGACGCTAGTACACAGGCATCATTTGAAGCACAAAACTTATCTAACAGACAGCAAAGAGCAATGCTTGCTGCAGAACAACGTGCTAGATTTATGGGTCAGGAGTTTGACCAAGCATTCCAAGCAAGAGTACAAAACTCTGCACGTATAGGTGACATAGCCAACATGAACTTTACTGCAGAGCAACAGGTGCAGTTAGAGAATAGTCGTATTGCAAACACCATGAATCTTACCAATCTTAGCAACAAACAGGCTATGTTAATGGCAGAAGCAGGTGCGTTAGCAAACTTAGATATGGCTAACTTAAATAATAGGCAACAGGCTGCAGTGCAGAATGCACAAAACTTTTTACAAGTAGATATGGCTAACCTGTCCAACAGACAACAAACAGACATATTTAAAACACAGCAAAGAATACAGTCGTTGTTTACAGACCAAGCTGCCGAAAATGCAGCCAGACAGTTTAACGCATCTAGTCAGAATCAGAGTGACCAGTTCTTTGCTAACTTAGCTAACAATGTGTCACAATTCAATGCAACACAAGCTAATGCACAGAATCAATATAATGCAGGACAGGCGAATACAATAGCTAGATTTAACACTGAGTTAGCAAATCAGCGTGACCAGTTTAATGCACAAAATCAAACTGTGATTGCACAAGCAAACGCACAGTGGAGAAGACAGATAGCTACAGCAGATACTGCAGCCATAAATCGTGCCAACGAAATAAATGCAACAAATGTTCTTGACATAAGTAAAACTGCATACGATAATTTATGGCAATACTATTCTGATGCTATGGAGTTTGCATGGGAGTCCGCAGACAATGAACTTGATAGAATCAATAATTTAGCAATAGCGAGAATAAATGGAGATGCAACCATAACTGCTGCAGAGTTAAAAAAAGATGCGGCTAATAGTCAAGCAGTCGGTGGCTTTGTGTTTGACATACTATATAATTTCTTGGGTGGATAAATGACACAAATAGGACAAATTAATCAGGCAATACAAAATGCATATGAACAGTTAGAAAATATGCCAGTAGAAAAACCTGTAAGCACAGGATTATTAACTAGAACTGAAAAAAAAGAAGATAAACCACAGATAAATGACGCAGTTCGATTATTAAAATTAGTGAAAGATAAAGTAAATGGCGCAACAAGACAGAGCTAATGTACCCCTAGATGCACCTATTCCCGGTCAGTCGTTAACTGCACCGTTAGGTGATAGACCGTGGCAAAAACCTGCTAGGTTCTCACAACCTGATGTAGCACTAGCATTCTACGTTGATAGAATAACAAAAGAAGACAGAGCCAATAACATGCTAGACATATTAGAAAATGGTGTGCCTGTTGATGTGCTTGTGGACATAATGCAACAAGGTGGTGTTATGGAAGGTGTGCATAGTTTAGACACAGGTATTATAATAGCACCTGCTCTTGTAGAGGTTATATCAAGTATGGCAGATAATGTAGGTATTGAATACACTAAATTTTCAACAGGTGAAAAGAAAAAAGGCGCAACTTCAGCAGAAATAGTATTTGCTACTAAAGAAGAGCCACAAACTGAAGTACCTGAAATAGAAATAGAGGAAGCTATGGAAGAAGAACCTAAAGGGTTAATGGCAAGGAGAGCATCATAATGGTATTAGGATTAGATTTAGGAAGTGTATTAGGTGGTTTTGCAGCAAGAGGTTCACAGGTCTTTGAACAAGAAAGAGAAGAAGTGTCTAGGCTAATGGATATAAAACTAAAAGATAGTTTAACTAGAGGTCAAGCTCGGTGGGCAGCGCATAAAGCAGAAAAGAAAGCTAAAAGGGCAATTGCTAAAACTTTAAAAGGTTATGGACTAACTGTTGACCAAATAGGTGTAGCTCTTGAACAAGGACGTGGACAAGAGGTGGTTGACTTTTTTAGAAACTTTGATGGACTATCTGAAGAAGTTAAACAAAAAATGGGATACAAAGGAACTAATATAATAAACATGGGTGAGGGCTATGAAGCTAGTGGCATGACAATGGATGAAATGCTTAACGCTGTTACAGGTAAAGTATCAGGTGGTATGAACATGACAGATGCTCTTACAGATACTGTAGGAACAAATAAACAAAATGTGTTTGCTAAATTTCTTAGCCCCAACACAAATAAAATTGCTCAAAGACAACTAAAAGCATACGAAACTGTGTTTGGTAAGGGTACACTAAATAAAATGGGACAGTATGCTAGTGGCACTATTGAAGCGTCTGATTTACCATTTACAGGAACAATTAATCTAAAAACGCAGTTAGATGAAGCAGCTGTAAAAAAGCAGTTAAGAGAACTGCAGGGTGAAGGTGTTCCCAAAAACTTTCAAATTGCAACTAATTATTTAAAAAGAGAAGCAGCTCCTCTTATAGACGGAGCAGAAATACGAGAGGGTAATTTACAATTTATAAGTACTGACGCTAAGAAGAAAGCCAAAGCAGGTGTACTCAATGCTGTTAATAATCATATAGCTACTAAACTTAACGCACTAAATGTTCCTGATGGGGGGACAATTAGTCAAAAACAAATAGAAGAAATAAGATTGGGACTTGGAGACTTTGTTAAAAATTATTCACCTGCACCGACAGGTGGTGGTGGTGAGACAGACATACCTGAAACAATGACAAAAATGGAAACTGGAGTTAGAACTGGTACAGGCTCATACGCTACAGTTAATAAATTAGACTGGATAAGAGAATACAAAGGCTATCTTATTGACATAGGAAGAGCTACAACAGATGCAGAAGCAGGTAAATTAGCTTTACAGATATATGATGATTTACTTAGTGTAAGAAAAAAGAATCAATCTAACCAACCTAATGTTAAGAAAAATCCAAGAGGTACTGGCGGTTTTAAAGGAACTAACTAATGTTTAGGTCATATAACCAAGCAGACAAGTTGTCTAAAGAGGACTTGGTAAACGATGTTGATTTTCAAGAAGACGCTTTAACTTTCTTGATGGAAAGGCAGGGTTTACAAGAAAACCTTACCTCTGAAGAAGTTTACGATAGATTTATGGAACACATGAGGTTTCATAACGTAAACGAAATAACAACTCTCCGTGATTTAGAATACGCACAAAATGCAAATATAGAGGGCAAGCTACGCTTTGGCAGTCTAATAGATGCGTTTGACAAAGTAGATGATGGTATATCTGTACAAGGCGCATTAGATTATGTAGAAGGTGTGGCAAAAGCACCATCCACATACATCGGTCTGATGACAGGCGGTGCAGGTAAACTGGCAACTACAGGTGGCATACAGGTAGCCAAAGTAGGTGTAAGAAAAGTGCTTGGGCAAGCCCTAAAAGATGCAGCAAAAGGTGCAGCAATAGAGGGTGCGATAGGATATGGTCAAGGTTTAGCACAAGAGGGTGTGCGAGTAGAGACAGAGCTACAAGACCAAATAGTTGGTGACAGAGCTGCCATGAATGGTCTAATGTCAGCAGGTGTTGGTGGTTCAGTAAACTTTCTTGCGTCTACAGGTGTGCCTTTTCTAAAGGGTAGAACCGCAAGAGCATCAGAAGCTGATGAACTATACTACATGAACAAACTTAATGCTGCAGAAAAAGCAAACAAAGCAGTAGAAAAAAGTAAAATTGTCATACAAAAGTCTATAGTCGAAAAAGGTGAAGCACCTGTAAAAAAGATTAAGACAACACTAAATGCGTTAAATCCAGAGTTAGTGCAAAAAGGAAGACATCTAAAACAAATGTCCTCGACCTCTGACACATTAGAAGCGTCTTTACCTTCTGAAGTAATAGATAACATAGCTGCAGCAGGTCTGCGTATACAGGACAAACTTGACTTAGGACCTAATGAGAGAGTTACAAGTGCCTTACAAAGAGCCATGACTCGTGGTGAAGAAGAACTCTTTGTTGACATAAAGCAGATATTAGACGAACACAATCTAAATTTTGATACATTCTCATACTTTTATCTCGCTGAGATATCAGAAGCAGGTAGAGTTTTAGGAACACAAGGCAGATTAGCTAGAGAGTTAAGAGGTGTAGGTAAACTTCAACCTATAGAAGAAGGTGACGAGTTTACTAGAATATCGTATAAGTTTAATCCTAAAATAGTAGATGACCTATTACAAGATATAGATAAGCTCAACGCTTCTGGTGCATCAAGTGTGGACTCAAAAGCTGCAAAAGATTTGCTAGATAATAGAATATCTGTAGGTAAATTCTTTATGGATTTAGCAAAAGACGCAGATAAGCTACGTTTAGGTTTGATGACTGCCCAACCTGCGACAACCATGCGTAACAATCTCAACGGTGGACTCAGAGTTGCGGTAGACATATCCACTCGTACATTTGACAACCTACTAAATGCAAGAAATCCTTTTGATGGGACATTTGACATAACTAGAAATATGTTAAACCCATATGAAGCTATAGTAACACAGAGGATATTTGCAGAAAACTTTCCAGAGTTAAGTGCTAGATTATTTAGACAAGCTGCCGATTTAGAGTCAAAGCATGGTGGCGATGGTATACTTGCTACTATAGGTAAAAAAGCAAACTTCCTAAACACAATGTCAGATAATATATTTAAGAGAGCAGTATTGTCTGCATCTTTTAATAGACGCATATCTGATGCTAATTTACGCATGACTGACGAGATACGAGAGGGATTGCTTGTAAATAAGATAACACGTATGCGTAATCGTGAGACAGCACTTGAAGCAGTAAAAAAAGCAAAAGACGATGGAACACTAAAACAGTTATTTGAAGAGAATGGCAACTTACTACAGAAAAAGAAAGTGTCATTCCACGACTTACTAGAAACAAATCAGCTAAATAAAATACCTGATGAAATAATAAAAGATTCTATAGAAGATGCCTACGAATTTGTGTATCAGACAAGCTTCAAAGGCACAAACTTTTTTGGTAAAATAGCAAAAGGTACAATCAAAGCACACCAAGATATGCCTTTTATTGTTTCATCATTCTTGCCTTTCCCCCGATACATAGCAAATCAACTTAAATTTATATATCAACACGCTCCTCTGATAGGTATGATGCCACTAGACAAACCTGTAGGAGATGTGCCTATAGGTCAATACATAAAAGGCAAACTACCAAAGCAAATGACAGGTGCTATGTTATTTATGATGGCATATAACTGGAGACTAAAACAAGGTGACACAACAAACTGGTATGAATTTAAAGACAACAATAATAATATAGTGGATGGCAGACCTGTGTATGGTCCTTTTGGGTCAAATGTTCTTGTGGCTGATTACATCATACGTTATCAAAATGGCAGTTTACCACCAACAAGAACAACTCTCATGCGTGATACATTACAAGCCACTTTGGGTACTACATTCCGTACAGGTTTAGGTTTGGCTGCACTAGATAATATCGTAGAGGACTTTCCTTCTTTGTTTGAAAAGGATGCAGGTGGTAAAGGTGTAGAAGCATCAGCAGAACTTGTTGCTAATTTAGTAAACACTTTTCTTTTACCTGCATCTGCAGTAAGAGATGTCTATGCACAGTTTAACAGAGATGGTAGAGGTATACCAGAGACACGTAATGGAGAGTTTAACTTCTTAGATATATTATATCAGAGAGGTACACGTTCTCTGCCAAAGAACTTTGCAGGTGAATATTCAGAGAGAGCTAAGTCTGCTTTTGAGAATGAAGAGCTAATGCAAATAAATCCATTAGAAAAACAGCTATTTGGTTTTAGTAAACGTAAAGGCAAAAATAAATTACAAGAAGAAATGGGTAGATTAAACTTACGACCTTTTGATTTGTACAGAAGAGATAAAAATGCTGTCAGAGATAAGTATGTAAGAGATGCCCTGTCTAAAGAAGGTGGTGAATACAACCTAAACGAAAAACTAACAGAGTATATGGAGTCAAAAAAATATAGCTCTATACCAAACACTCCAGATGGTATAGCCATAAAGAGAGATTTACTAGATTCTGCTGCAGATATTATTGTCGGAAACGCTAGAGAAGAAGCTGACTTTAGAATAGAACAAGAAGCTATGGATGCAGGAGCATCTTACACATTTAGTGACAGGCTACGTTGGCAGAGACTAAATAGAATAGACAAGAGAAGAATAGACGCTGAATACAGAACTGTATTTGGTGGTGAAAACAGCGTGTCTGAGGACAGAGATAAAACAATTATAATCGCAGGTGAAAGAGTCAATGTGCTGTCATGGGCTATAAACAGAGCAAAAGCTATTAGAGGTAAAAAGGGAGCATTAGACTAATGGGCGGTATATTTCTAAAAGAATTACAGCTAATAGACAGCGTAGAAAAGGCTGATACAGAGGACGATTTTACACAGTTTGAGCCTGTACTTACTCGTGCTGAAGAAGCACTAATAAAAGCAAAGAAGACTGAGCTAACTCGTGAAGATAGACGTAGCGACTTTCACTCTAATAGGCAGACACCTGCAGAAAATGCATATACAATAGCAGGTGTATCTAGTGCTGTTGCTGATGTCACACCTGTAATAGGTGAAATAAAAGCAATATCTGAACTACCAGATGATTTGGCATATGCAGAGGAATTATTTAAGGCAGGTTATGACCAAGATGATTTAAGGCAAATGGGATTGGGTGGTGCATACGCTGTGCTATCTGTAATGGGCATAGTGCCGGGCATCAGAGTAGGCGCAAAGGCTGCAAAGAAAAGTTTTAAAGAAATAATGGATGAAGAACTGGCAAAAGATGTAAAGCCAGAACCTCCAAAGGTGGACGAGCCACCCAAGGAGATACTTCCGTCTGAAACTACACAAGAGTTTCTACAAAAGAGAGAGAAGTCTTCTAGTCAAGAAACTGCAAGAAGACAGTATGGTCTGATGTCTAAGCCTGATAATTAACGATTATCACCAGAACCACCAAGCACTCCTCTTGCTCTTCTGTCCTCTAACTTATTAAGATTGTCTTCCATTATCTTACCGAGATTAGAACCTAATTCTTCTGCTAATACAGCCAGATACCAACACACATCGCCAAGCTCTTTGCCTATCTCCTTGCGCTTATCTGGTGTATCTCCCCCATCACGTATTAACTTCTTTACTTTGTTTGCAACTTCTCCTGCTTCACCAGTGAGACCTAGTGCAAGATATTGTACACCTAATTCTTTTGGGAATATAGCTGTCTTACATGCAGACTTCTGATATTCTGTAGCACTTATTGTGCTAATGTTTCTCCATTTCATAAACTGTTTCGCTTCCTTTTCTAAGTTGTTCATCTTTTTTTATCCTCGACAGGTTCTCAAAATACGCAGTGTTAAAACCGCGTTGCCACTCTTTGAGTTGCATATCTTCTTTGAAGCGAGGACGAAACTCTGTAAACAGTTTTCTGTTGCCCAACTGCCTATACTTACCGCCCTTCTTGAAAGCTTCATAACCCCAACCAAATTGTATTTTTAGTGGGGCATCATACCTCTTGAACTTCCTATGCTGCATCCTTCTTCTCCTTGAACGCTTTTATAACATCAGATGAAAATAGTTTCTGTAAGTTTAATAAATACATACGTGATGCGTTGTGGTCTCCACCAGACACAGATTTTTTGTAGTCTAGATTCTCTATGATACGTCTAAGACTTTTTGTATCAAACACCAAAGTGGCAAAAACTTCATCACCAATGCAGAGATTGTGAAACCAGTAGTCTGATTCGGTGGCATTGATACCGCTAGGCTTGCCATAACATTCGTATTCTATGGCAATGTTACCAGTTCTCTGCCACACATCTCGTTCACTCTTGACTTCAATCTTTTTGTCTTGCAACATATCAGCCACAAGCTTTTCTCTAACCTTGCCATACTGCAGGTCTATGTCAAACTTCTTTCTATTTTTTGGTGACGGTGCTGTTTTTGTCATCTGATGTCCCTTCATTTTGAGGTTGTTGTGGTGCTAGATATTTAGCAATCATATTTAGTTTACCATCATAATCTGCTATACTACCTAACTCTTTTTCAATAGACTCTTGAATATCTTGATGCTGACCTATACCTGTCGGACTTTGTAGTAATACTGTAACATTTGCTAAGTGTTTATTTATCTGTCCTCTAAGATAGGTTATCTGTGCATTTAAAAGTAATTCTTTCATTTTATCTCCTTTATGCGCTGATGTCAACTACTTCACATACACCTGCGGTGCATGCCAACTCACGACTACCTGATGTTGTATCTTCTTTTTCAAACTCAGACAATGCTCTCCAATCAATACCCTTTGGCATTTTATTAAGCATCTCTTTGTATTCTACTTCAGTGCAGTCTTGATATGGTGCTTGCTTATAGGTATGCTCACTGAAAGGTAGAAAGCTTATACCTGATACTTCATCAAAGTGTTCGTACACCCAAGCACCAACCTCTAACCACTCGTGTTCTTTTACAGAGATAGTTACAGATGGCTTATGTTCACACCAGTATGTCTGATACTTCAACCATATATCCAACTGTTCAATAGCTGTCATGTCTTGTCTAAACACAGCAGTGGATGGTGCTTGCATAGGAAAACTAAACACTGTGGTGCTTTGTGGCTTCATCACATCAGGCTCAGATGGTATACCTTGTGCTACCATGAACTGTGTAAGTGGGTCTTTATTATCACCACGAACTGTACGTATGTAGTGTGGATTGTGTCGAGCATGTATGCCACTAGCACTGTCAACTAATTGACTAACTGTACCGCTAGGCTTGACTGTAGTTACAGCAGTGGACTGTGGTATGCCTAACTTAGCAGACACTTTTTTGTTTGTTTCTACAGCAGTCTCACGTAACTTTGTAAGCAATCCTTCTATATTATTACCTATCTTTGCACTTTTACCACTTAGCAACGCATTGTCCATAATACCAGTGAGTGACACACCTAGTAGTCTTTCTTCTTCTGTATTATCTTTCCATATCTTACGTAGATATTTAAAGTCAGTAAGAGTAGATTGATATGTGCCTAGTATGGTTGCTAGTTTCACTTTCTGTATCAGAGTTTCTTCTGTATCGGACTCACGCACAACAACTTCCGTGAGGTTACAGAACTGATAGGGACGCAGTATTATTTCACTGCATGGATTACAACCAAATTCCTGTTCTACATCTCGTCTACCATTCTTGGACGCTTGCTTGATAGCGGACTGTCTGTTAAATATACCTCTCTCACCCGACTTACTTTCATAAAGTGCGAGCCATTCACGCATAAATGTGTCCATATCAGGCTTAAATCTGTAGGCTACACTATTATTTGCCAACGCACGTTGTCCTTCGTTCTCCCACCATTGTCCAGACTTAGCATGTCGCATCTGTGTATCTCCTAAATTAGATAGAGATATCAATGCTGACCTACGCACACCGCCCACTACAACAACTTCACCAATCTTACACATAATGTCATGGCATTCTAATGGATACAGCCTACGATTCTTAGCTTGTGTAAACTTCTCAATACAGAACTCAAACAGTTCTTCCAAAGGTGCAGGACCACTGGCACGACCACCAAATGTTTTTAGTCTAGCACCTGCAGGTCTGACTTCTGACACATCCCATTGTGGTATCTGTCCTGCATACAACATAGCTATCATTTCTCGTAATGCTCTTGCCCAACCCGGTCTGCTATCGGCAACCTTTATAACTGTATCGCTCTTCTCAAAGTGTTCGTTTACAATAGGTAGTTTATCTACATTCTCTCTTTCAACAGAGAAGCCAACACCTGTGCCACACATTAGCACATACATAGTCTCGTCAAACGCTCGTGGACTATCGACAGGTATATACGAACAGTTGTATCCTGCTACATGACACCTATCTAGTGCAGAACCTGCAGTCATCAAAGCTCTCATGCTAGGCATGACACTCAGTCCCATCATAGCATCTTCTAAGTCATGCTTTGTAGCCTGTGGAATAATATGATTGTGTTTCTTTTTAAGATGGTTAGACATGTAGTCTATATATCTTTCCACAGTCTCACTCCATGTCTCACGTCTTTGTTCGTCTTCTTTCCATCTTGCGTAACGTGATAACGCAATAAAATTTTGGTAGTCGGTTGGTAATAAGTTGTTCATGTTAATCTCTCAATGTTTTTATATTTTTAATCTCAGCACCTTGAACATCATAAAAATATTCTCGAATGCCATCCTCAATTTCCTCTGATACTTTACCATCGGCAGGAATGGGGTACTCCTCTGGGTCTATATCTATAGCTATAAGCATTTTAACTAGCATTTAACTTTCCTTTGACATAATCAAAAAATCTATTTAAATACCATCGGGCTTTTCCAATGTCATCATCACCACCTTTTTCTGCTTCTCTTAGAATATACTTTATATTGTTACCTTTTATATATCCTCTGTATTCTTCTGGAGTGAGAAAGGCTTCTATAACGTCTATCACTTCTAGTTTACCTTTTTTGTAGTGAGGTGGGTGATTTATATAATCAATCTTTTTCTTCATTCTTGCTCTTCCCATTCATAAAATTTAAATGTATTATATTACTACCTTCTTGTTTGTCAACAAATAAATCTTTCTTTCCTTCGTAACCTCTATTTAAATATTCATGCACTAAGTTTCTAAAAGTTTCTATCTCTTCTATAACAGGCACAGAAGCACACATCATTCTACTAAACTGCATAAGCTCACTCCACTCACTGTCTGGTAGGTCATTGTGTTCTGAAGTAATGACAACAATGTCAGCACTACCTGACCACGCACCATTACTTTTGTTTTTGTTGGGACGAACTCGTATGATGAAATCATTCTTATCTATCTTATCTACTATGTCCATATGCTTTCCTTTTATATCCATTAAACTTTATAAAACTTGGGTACTTGTCTTTGCCTTTTTCTTTTATCCACGCTTCGGGAATAATCCTGTCATAGTAAACAAAATCATATCTTTCACACCATTCACCATATGTAGACTTTGCGCCTTTCCTAAGTTTACGTTTACTGTTTTCAAACACAAAACGTATATCTAATTTAGGATGTTGTTTCTTTATGGCGAGATGTTTTCTTCTGTCTGATGCTGTGAACTGTCCTTTAGTTTCTATTATTACACCATTGAACAGCACGAAATCAGGTGTGTATGTGCGGTAGGCTAAATCTTCCCACTCTATTTTGAAAGGCTCGTACTTAAACTTAACACGTTGCTCTTTCAACAAGTCAGAGATTTTTATTTCCAGACCGCTACGATAGCCATACTTTCGTGCTGTAGCAAACTGAGAGAATCTATTTACCAATTATAAAAAGAATCCTCTGTTATATGATAAAGAAGAAATACCAAGAGCCTTATACTCTTCAGCTAAAGCTCTGTCTGCTTCCCTTTTAGCTTCCATAGCCATTTTTAAGGATGCATACTTTTTCTCTTTATACTCTTTACGCAAAGAACTTAAACGCTCTTGCGTTTCTTTTATCTCTGCTTCAAGAGTTTCCATTTCCACATCACTCATTTACATACTCCTCTTTTAAGTGAACATACGCAACCGTTCTAGGTTGCTTGGCTTGTGACTTGACTGCAGGTCTTTCCACAAGGTTAGACCAACAATCAAATCTGTACGAACAGAACTTGCAGTTCGTGTTCAGTATCTTGTTACCTGTAGGCTTACCCCTAAATGTTTCATCTTCCGCTTCAAAGCAACGCTTAAACTTATTAGCTTTTAAAACATTCACGGTGTTAGATATCTTCTTAACTTCTTTAGTCATATCTAAACCTGTGGCAGGTACATATTTAAAGTGTCCATTGGCTTTGTTAACAACCCACCAACCACCTGCTCTTTTACCAGATGCCTTGGCATAACCTGCTAACTGTCCAATGTATCCAAACCCATCTGACTCTGCAAGAGTATCATAGGATTCAAACTTATTTTTGTAAGACCAATCTGAAGCAGATTTGATATCATCCACTGCATCATTGACAACTATATCATATGTGCCAGATACTTTAGACTTACCTACATCCAAAGAAACTTCTTTAGAATCTTCGTACTGTATACCTGCTTCAGTCATCAGACCTTTGAATACAGCTTCTACTATATCCCCAATCATCATATTCATAATGAACGTAGTAGGATAAGGTAGAGCTTTCTCAGGTTTGTTCTTGTCATACCATAGCTGACAAGTTGGTCTCCCCACATTCGACATGCGTAAACGAAAGTCTTTACGCTTTTT